AAAGAATAAGGAGGTAAAGATCTATGGTGCAAGAAAGAGAAAAGCAACTGCTCGACTACCTCTACACGGTTGGTCAGCAGGTACAGGATTATATGCGAAGGAACGGCTACAACGAAAAGGGCACTTTTTACATCGGTGATATAACCGTTACCATTTCCCCATCGGGAGAGAAGCATGACAGCGTTTCGGCGCACGTTTCCACTACATCGAACAGTGAGGACTGGAGAACCGTTAGAAGGGAATTTGACACGCTTAGAGGCAAGTCAGAGTACGAAGAAAGCAGGTGGAAAGCATGAGAGGCCCTGATCCGATTGAAGATTTTAACAGGCACGACGCGGAAGAAGCGGAATACGAAAAGCTTTGTCCCGTGTGTGATTTATGCGGTGAGCCGATAACGGATGATTACTATTACGAAGTCGGCGGCATTGTGTTTCACCTTGGATGCGCAGACCGTCACAGTGTAGATGATTACATGGAGGGACAGAGATATGGCTATTGAAAACAAAAAAAACATTTTCCAGAAGATGAGTGCAATCACGCAGGAGATAAGCACAGTTGCAAAGAACCTTCAAGTAGGCGAAGGAAAGAGCCAGTACAAAGCGGTCGGTGAAGCTGATGTATTGGCGGCAGTCAAGCCAGTAGAGGCAAGGCACGGTGTTTATTCATATCCATATAGCAGGGAAATCGTGGAAAGCGGCGAAATTGTCGCCACAACGAAGTACGGCGAAAGAAAGAGCCTGTACCTCAGAATGAAAACCGTGTACAGATTTGTCAACATGGAAAACCCCGATGAATATATCGACATAACCACATACGGTGACGGTGTTGACACACAGGATAAGGCAACGGGGAAAGCAATGACGTATTCCGACAAGTACGCACTGCTCAAGGCGTACAAGATTCAGACGGGAGACGACCCCGACCAGAACGCATCCGAAACCCTCAATTCTGTAAACCGCAGAGACCCGGCCATTGATCGCACAGGTCAGCCCGCATACCCCACGAGGGAAGAGATGCTTGCGGTTGTCGGTAAGCACTATCCCGAAGGAAAGATGAGGGAAGCACTTCTGAGCGCAGTACAGTCGCAGAGCCTTGAGACGATGAGTGATGCGGCGGTTAAGGCTGTATACAACAAGTGTATGGAGAAAAAGAAATGAATTTCACCGGAAGACTCACCGGCATAAGCCGTGATTTTGAGACTTCAAAGCCGGTCCTGCAGTTGGCAGTCAATGAAAGCCTTTACGGCATCGATGATCTGAAAGACAAGGATCTGTCGATCAAGATCGTGAGGAAGACCAGAAAAAGAAGCCTCGATGCAAATGCGCTTATGTGGCACTGCATCGGAGAGATCGCAAAGTCCTTGAATCCTCCGAGAGACAAATGGGAGATATACCTTGAATCCCTCAGAAAGTATGGGAAGTACACTTATGTACTTCTTAGCGAAAAAGCAGTTGAGACCTTCAAGGGGTTGTGGAGAGAGACGGAAGTAGTCGGAGAGGTGGATGTAAACGGCAGGAAAGCAGTTCAACTGCTTTGCTACTACGGTTCATCCACCTACGATACAAAGGAATTCTCAGTGCTCCTGGATGGCATCATTGAGGACATGAAGGATTTAGGACTTCAACCGCCGATGCCGCGAGAGGTCCGGGCAGCACTTGAAGAATGGGAAAGGCAACATGGACGAAAAGAAGAGAAAACAGGGTAAGGCATCCCGGGAAAAGGGAGCAAGGTTTGAACGCGAATTGTCAAAACTGTTCAATGAGTATGGATTTAATACACACAGAGGATATGTGCAGTTCAAGCAGTCTGATGTGATCGGGCTTGAAGGCATCCACATAGAAGCCAAAGCAGTTGAGCGATTGAATCCGTGGGCAGCCCTTCAGCAGGCAACAGAAGAAGCTGAGAAACGTAAGGATGGAATGCCGGCTGTTTTCTGGAAACGAAGTCGAAAGGGAATCATGGTCTGCATGTCATTCGATGATTTTATGACACTTTACAAAATAGCGAGGGGTAAAGGCTATGACGCAGAACGAAGTTGTATTGAACCACATCAAACAGAACGGGGAGATAACATCCCTGGAGGCGTTTGAACTGTACCAAATCACCCGCTTATCCGGCCGTATACACGATTTACGGAGACAGGGGTACAACATTACCACCGAGAAGAGAAAAGCCAAAAACGGGGCAATGTACGCGGTGTATAGATTGGAGGAAGGAGAAGAATGAACGTGCTTCAATTAATAGCATCGTCGAGTTTTTTGACAGTTAACATGGCCATTGCCAAACAAGTTGGAAACGATGCAGCGATTCTTCTTGCTGAGCTTGCTTCTTCACAGGTCTATTTTGAAAACAACGGTATGTTGACCGATGGAATGTTCTTTGAAACGGTCGAGCTGATAGAAGATCGCACAAATCTCACCAAATACCAACAGGCCAAAGCGGTAAAGGTATTGGAAGAATCCGGAATACTGAGAACCAAATTAAAGGGTATCCCGGCAAAGCGGTATTTTTTCGTAGATGGTGAAAAGATCGTCGAACTCGTTGACCACAAGAAGTCAAAAAACTTGACCGCTGGAGGTCAAAAAACTTCACCACAGGAGGTCAAAAAACTTGACCGTAATAATAAAAGATATAACAAGAATAGAGAAATAATAATAGATAAAAATAATATTGTTTCGGAATCGTCACTATCTGAACCTGTGAAAGAAAAGGTCTTGGACTTCCTGGAATACAGAGAAGAGATTAAAAAACCGTACAAGTCAGAGCGAAGCATACAGAGCTTTGTGAAACAGGTGGAGAATCAGGAACAGATTCACGGTTCAATTGCTGTGATTGAATGTATTGATAAGTCCATTCAGAGCGGATGGCAAGGTGTGTTTTGGGACAAGATAGAAAATTCAAGGCCGACTAGCAAGCTCGACATGATCGACCAGTGGGCGGCAAACATGGAGAGGAAGAGCAATGAAGAATCGGGTATCTTTTGAAGACTTCAAAGTGGTAATGAAAGGACTGACCACCGCATATCCGCAGCAGAATTTCATCAAAGATGAATATGCGCTGAATCTCTGGTACACCGCACTGCAGGACATTCCGTATCCGACGCTGAACAAGGCCGCAACAAACTACATTATGACACATCGGTTCCCGCCGACTATTGCGGACCTCCGGGAGTTGTCATACCGGTTGAGCAATTCGGCTCCGATGATGGCGCCTAACGCATGGAATCAACTGATCCGTGCACTCAGACAGGCATATGCGCCGAACTCAGAGAATATATGGGATCAGTTACCCGACATTACTAAGCAGATTGTTGGCGGTTATTCGACCTTTAGACAGTGGGGAAATACAAGCCTGGAAACTCTTGAGGGAGTGCAGCGGCCAATGTTCATAAAGAGGTTTGAAGAGTATCAGCGCCGAGAAATGACCGCGGCAATTACGCCTGCAGGTGTGAGACTTCCGCAGCCGGCACTTCCGGACACTCCGAAAGTAGAGCAGATTGAGCAGAAAAAAGAGGGCGGCGGCGTTGAAGCTCCCGCAGAGCTGATGAAAAGATTGAAGGAGAGGTTGAAATGAATATAAGGGAAGCTATGGAAAAGAAGGGCGCGAACAAAGCGCAGCTTGAGAGCAGAACTGTTGAAATGATCGAAGAAATCATTGCAGAGAATGAAGGTGTTGTTTCTAGCACCGCTTCTTGTTACAAGCAAACATTGGAAGCGAATCTCAAAAGATATAATTCTGCGGTTTCTCTTCTTGCAAGGGAGATCGACAGACTTGAGAGCAAATCAAAAGCATTAAGGGGTGAGTTTTCAAAGACACAGGCTGACGTTTCAAAAGCCGTAAGCCAGTATGAGCAGAAGATAATAGAAGATAGCCGAATGAAGGACGCGCTTATCATGTATTCTCACATGCTTGGTATCACAAAAGAAGTTTTCGGAGAAGAAAACATGACAGAAAGCGTGATGATGCAGGCAATTGAAGCGGGATCGTATGCAATTTGGCGCGGGATTATGAGTCCGAAGTCTGGCGATGATGACCAGAAAAAAGCGAATCGTAGGTTGTAGTAAGAATGAGCAGATCATTACTTGATACACAGAAGGGTGTCTGCTTCCGGTGCGGGCGGTATGGGGGCAAGGTTGGAAATAAAAGCATTAAGAGAAAGGCTAAACAATGGTAAAAACAAGGCTTAGAAAATTCCTTGAAGAAATCAAGGACAGAGACACCAAGATTAAGATCGGAGCGAAAAACGGTTATGGTTTCTTCTATGTCGGAACCGTCGGTGACTTCCTCGATAAAAGCGAGAAGTATGAACAGGCAGACATTATCTATTTCGATAACCGCGTAAAGAGGGCAAATGAGAACCTGGAAATGATGCTCAACGCGGACACATCGTTTTCCGGTTTTGCCAAAAAGCAGTATCGCAAATGGGAGAACACGTCAACACGGCCAAACTTCTCGACGGACGCATACGATCTTTTCCTCCGCAGTCACTCCGCGCAACTGTTAAAGAAGTTCCAGTCATACATAAGCGAGCGAACTATCAGATCAGAACGGACCTCACTTATGAGCCGGGTTGTTACCGACCATTTTATTGCAGATAAGATCGTAGAGCCAGGAAATGTCATGGTCATACAGATCGACGGTAAAGAATCCGGCCAGTATTGGACGACCGATGAAGCAGAAACAATACCTTCGATCAAGTTCAACGGTGTTATTGACGGAGAAATCAATGAGTAAATCAATACTTGATACACAGAAGGGCGTCTGCTTCTTGTGCGGGCAGTACGGAATGACGGAGACCCATCACATATTCGGAGCGGCTAACCGCAGGCTCTCCGATGAGGATGGGCTTGTCGTTTATCTCTGCCCTTACTGCCATAATATACCGCCCAGGGGCGTCCATTTTGACGCACAGGCGATGAGAAGGCTGAGGCAGGTAGGGCAGAGAGCCTACGAAGAGAAAATGGCCCAGAATGGCTTAAATGAGGCCGAAGCAAGAGAAGCATTCATGCAGAGATATGGAAAGAATTACTTATGAGCGAACAAATTAAAGCGATTGAGACAGTTTACAAAGGGCTCAGATTTAGGAGCAGGCTCGAAGCGCGGTGGGCTGTATTTTTTGATACCGCAAATATACCTTACGAATATGAGCCGGAAGGTTTTGAACTTCCAGATGGTACAAGGTATTTGCCGGACTTTTATCTCCCTGAATATGACTGGTATGTAGAGGTCAAACCGCCGAGGAATGGGGCAGAGGAAGATTTAAAAAGGGCAAGCAGATTTGTTGGAGAAAAGATTAAAGTCCTCTTGTTGCTCGGGAATATACCACCAAAGAAAGATATTGAACTTTGGCATTATTATGCAATGTACTTTAACACATTGCGGGGTGAAGTGCTGATTGAAAAATGTTGTTTTGATGTTGCTATGGCGGCGGACCAAGAGCCATACACTAGGCTTTACATATCAACATGGTTGGCAGTAGACCGCGAAAAGTCGTGGTTCACTTACGGCATAAGTGCGGAAAAAGTATTGACGGCAATACATGATAGAGAAATAGGCGGTGAATTACCGTATTGCGAAACATTTGATTACGATGAAGAACGTATAGAAATGCTTGCGAAGCCATATGAAAAAGCAAGACAGGCGAGATTTGAATATGGCGAAATGGGATAGGCATGAAAGCTCAAGGAAAGGAGAAAGATATGGGAAAACCGAGCGGCGCAAAAATCCGAGTAATAATCAAACGGCCTGATGAGGAATTTGGCCATGTAACTAATATCAGCCCGTCTATGAAGAATCTGCAGAAGACGGTAGAGGGATATGTGGAGGCAATCAAGATCTATGACGGTGCGGCTCTCCTGTGCAATGAGGACGGGAAATACTGCTGCAAGGCGCGGAACTTCCAGTTTGGAAACTGGCCGACAAGTCAGATCATTGCGGGGACGGTGGTGATCGTAGGGATTAAGGATGGGGAGTTTGTTGACTGCCCAATTGATTTCAAGACATGGAAAGAGCTTCTGAAAGGATGGGGGAATTGATATGGCAGGCTTACGAAACAAACACGCTGACATGGAAATCGGCTATGTCAATATTGGCACACAGAAGAAGCTATATGTGCAAGTAGGGCATGAGAGGCAGTATTACGGAACATTGATGAGCGCAAAGGCCGACAAGTTTCTGCGGATGCTAGAGAAGTGGGATGAAGCAGGAGGTGGCGACGAATGATAGCAATCTACACGCAAAACAGGCAAGCGGTCTGGAACTTCGCAGACATATCGAGATTTCACGTTACTGGCAACGGGACAGGTATTCAGGCGGTGGCGAAAAACGGAGCCGGTGGCGAACTAGCAAGGTATAAAAGCCGCGAACAATGCACATATGTTTTAGAGATGCTTATGTCTGCGCTTGATGCGGATGAGCAAACATTTATATTCCCGACAGAAAATGAGCTTGAACATGCGAAACAACACAGTGCTACAGGAGGAGGTAAGAGGCATGGCAGTTCTTGACCATGTTCCGGAAGGTTGGAAAGTTGTTGATGGATGCACAAATACGCCAGCGGGATACCTCTTCATCAACAACAATAAATCACGCTTTGGCGGTGAGTATCAACACGCACTTATTGAAAAGACTGTTTTCAAAGGAGGAAAAAAGAATGAACAAAGTGATACTGATGGGAAGGCTCACTAAGGACCCTGATGTGAGATACACACAGGGAGATAAGCCGATGTGCATTGCCAGATACACCCTTGCGGTGGACAGGATGGGAAAGAAGAAGGAAGGGCAGACAAATGCCGATTTCCCCAACTGTGTGGCATTCGGCAAGCTTGGAGAATTTGCTGAGAAGTATCTGAAGAAGGGCACTAAGATCGCCCTGATCGGTAGGCTTCAGACCGGGAGCTATACCGACAGGAACGGCAATAAGGTTTACACAACAGAGGTCGTTGTGGAAAGCCAGGAATTTGCGGAGAGCAAAGCATCTAGCGGAAACACCCAGGCGAAGCAGGGCGATAAGGACGGCTTCATGGACATTCCGGACGGAATGGATGAGGAACTGGATATGGACAATCTTCCGTTCGTATGATCGGGGAGGGCCTCTATATGAGGCCCTTATAAGGAAAAACTATGGATGCAAAACAAAGATTATCAGAGAACATCAGAAAGGCATATGAAAAGTGTGGGAAAAGCAAACGGCAGATAGCCAGAGAGACGGGGCAGGACCGCACGACCATTATTCGATGGATCAATGGCACGTACATTCCCAATGCGCTGTCGCTCAAGATATTCTGCGATGCGGTGGGAACGTCAATAACTGAGATTTATAAAGGGGTGTAAGATGCGAAGACAGGCGCATATTCAGGCATATAAAAAATTGGAAAAAGAGGGAGATAAATGGGCTCTGATCCTTTACTCCGGACTTGCTCTTGCGATGTACCGCCACTGGGGAATGAAGAAGACCGCGGTAACGAGGCTTGTGGATGTGACGTGGGATGCATGGAGGGAGTGTGCAGCGGATCATGATTCCAGCATCATTAAGATGTGCGAAGAGATTACCGGCATCGAAGTACAGAACGGATCAGGCACAAGCTGGAGGGATGTGCCGTACCTCAGCGGAGAAAAGCTTGGTGAAATGACAGAAGAACAATGGCTGTATATGCGGCAACAGCAAATAAAGTGGGTGAGGCCCGGCATAATGGCATGTATCATGATCGGTTTGTACCGCAAATATGGTTATGGTTACGAAAGATGTATGAGAGTGTATCAGCAGATCCAGGCGATCGAGGAAGAATACAAAGACAACCCGAAGAGAATCTGCAGAGCAGCTTTTGAAGAAGTTGGAGTAGACGTAAACGAAATGATGCACAGGAAGAGAACCGTACCCGCGTAATCGGTTATCAATACCCGCAGAATCACACTTATTAATCTATACAACCCGCCTAAAATGTGCGGGGGCTTACAGAAAGGAGAGAACCCTTCCGAACGTGGTAAGAATAAAATTCAATGGATAACCGATTGCCCGCCGGTCTGCGGGGGCGGGTGATTTTGGGGAAGGGGATGATATGAACAAAACTGATGAAGCAATACACGAATTGTTTCGGGCTGATGAAGAAAAGGACGTAAAGTGGAATTTCTTCCCGAACATCGGTCTCTGTGAAGCATATTACCTTTGGTATTACGCAGAAAACCGCCTGTATATTATCAAAGACTGCATGACAAATGGGCTTTATCTTATTGAGGCGAGAAACCCGACAGAAGCATTTAAAAAACTTGTGGCAAGGTTGGATGAAGCCATGAAAGCCGGAGAAATGGCTGATGAAGAATATGATGAGTTGTTTTAGGGAAGGGAACAGGATGGATAATAACGAACTTAGCACGAACTTGGCAGAGGTTGGCACGGACTGTATAAGCAGACAGGCGGCGATTGATGCACTCAGAAAAATGCAGACGTACAAGATGTTTAGTGGTGACGATATGCTTTTGATTGATCAAGCGGGCGCAATGACGGAGTTGATGCTTTTGCCGCCCGCAGAGCCGAAGAGAATCAGAGGGAAGTGGATAGAACACGAGCATGGCTATTGGACATTTGTAAATGCAGATGGAGAACGTGACGGTTGGATTCCAGACTATGAATGCGACCAGTGCGGTAGCAGAGGATGGAAAGAGGTTGCGCCAATGAATTTCTGTCCCAACTGCGGCGCGAAGATGGAGGATATCGTATGGTTGAGATGATCAGCAGACAGGCGGCGATTACTCAATTGAGCCACAATAAAAACAAGGGTGATGATGAGTGGGAACTGGCAGTAGAAAATGACATTCAGACTATATGGAAGTTGCCGTCCGCAGAGCCCGAAATCGTACGAAAACCAGTAATTGGATATGAAGGATATTATGAGGTCGATAACTGTGGAAGGGTGTATGCATTGAACAGGGTCATCCATGTAGAAGATCACGGACGTTCATATGATAAGCCATTGATTGGCGGGGTCATTAAACAACATATGCATTCCAAAGGATATAAAATCGTTCCACTTACAAGAGATGGGAAGACAAGAAACGTTTTCGTTCACAGAATAGTTGCGATGGCATTTCTCGCAAACCCGAATAAACTTCCGTGTGTTAATCACAAGGACGAGGATAAAACAAATAACTTCGTTGAAAATCTTGAGTGGTGTACCTACCAGTACAACAACGCATATGGATCGAAACCGAAAAAGCATTCTAAATGGATGAGCGGAAGAAAACTCTCTGATGAGCATAAACAACACATAAGCGATGGTCATAAAAGGCATTGGGATAAGAATCGTGCAGAGAGGAGAGAGGTGACAACATGACCAATGAAGAAGCAATCAAATTGATTGACGATAGAATGTGCTTCGGTAGAGGGAAGTGGTCAGAACATCATCGACCAGTGATTGATGAGTATTGGCAAGCTGGAGAAATGGCAATCAAAGCACTCGAAGCCGAACCGCAATGGATACCAGTGACGGAGAGGTTGCCAAAGGAAAAAGACGCAGGAATCCTAAAGAAACTAGGAACGAGCAAGCGGTCAGAATATGTTCTTGCCACGGTAGAAGTGAAAGGCGAAAGGATGACGGTAACTGCTTGTACATACGACGGGAAATGGGATTGGAATATGAAGTATGCATTCCCAGATTACAAAATTGTCGCATGGATGCCACTGCCCGAACCTTACAATGGGGGTGAGTGATGGTAGATTTTAGCGAATGTACTCGCAAAAACTTCTGCGTTGAGTGCGATGACCCCGATTGTCTGCTTGCAGGAGAAATCGAAGCGGACTGCCCGAAATTGAAGTGCGACAATCCGTCAATGGACTGTGAGAACTGCGAGTTTTTGAAGGAATATAAGAGAGAGGTGACAACATGAGAGCAATTGATGCGGATGCGATCACATACGAAAGCATAGATTCATCTGATACTGGAAGACATGAACATTATTACGGCACTGGCATTATTGCGGTGCGAAAAGAGGATATTGATGCAATGCCCACCATTCAGCCCGAACCGCACTGGATTCCAGTGACGGAGAGACTGCCGAATAAAGAGGAGAAATCATACTGGGTTTGTCTTGAAGGTGGTGGACAGTGCCAGTGCAGATGGACGAACAATGTATACGGTTTAGGTGCTAACGAGTGGAGTAAATGGGGATGGAAGAAAATGGACTTGCCACAATACAGCAAGGTTGTCGCATATATGCCACTGCCCGAACCTTACAAGGGGGTGACGGATGGTAACGATTGACGAATGTACACGTACAAACTTCTGTGTGGACTGCGATGATAGAGACTGCACGTTTGCAGGATGTATTGAAGCGGACTGCCCGAAATGGAAATGCGACAATCCAACAATGGACTGTGAGAACTGCGAGTTTTTGAAGGAATATAAGAGAGAGGTGACAACATGAGAGCAATTGATGCGGATGCGATCACATACGAAAGCATAGATTCATCTGATACTGGAAGACATGAACATTATTACGGCACTGGCATTATTGCGGTGCGAAAAGAGGATATTGATGCAATGCCCACCATTCAGCCCGAACCGCACTGGATTCCAGTGACGGACCCGCCAAAGGGCGATTTTATGCCATATTACGCAACATGCAGAAGCAAGGTGGACGACCGTGAGAACTGGGTGATTGAGGGCATGTACACAAAGTATTCGGGATGGGAATACCCGCCAATGGTCAGAGATGACAGAGCAGAAATTATCGCATGGATGCCCAAAGAATTGCCCGAACCGTTTAAGGGGGTGACCTCATGAAACCATCCACTTACTACATGGGAAACGGACACAGCAAATACGGCATCTGGAACAGAAATAAAAAGCAATTTCAGTTTGGAATCTGCGAAGATACTCCGATGTTAGCTGAAGCAAGGCTCTTCCAGAAGATTGGTGAAGATGCGAAGAAGTGGAAATTCGAGGTGAGAGAGGTGACAACATGAGAATCATCATTGATTTTGTAATTCCTTTTTGCTTTGGCTTTATTGCTTCAAAGGCATGGCAAAACGGAGACATGGCAATAGTTATGATGGCAATAATTGGATTTATTGCTGACATTGAATTAATAATTTTACGAAGGGAGTGACGGAATGAACCACGAGTATGCGCACTGTATGGATTATACAGAGGATTGCCCCAAAGAGTGCTTTAGAGGACAATTGGTAAAAGATTTAGATGGAGTTCCAATTAGTCGAGTACAATGGGCATCTTTCAAAGGGACGGAAGAGTGCAAGAAGAAAGAGGTGACGGAATGAAAATTATTATAAACGAAATTGATGGAACGGTTGTCGGGAACAAGGTTAATCTGTGTGAGTCGTGCAACCATGAATATCCAGTGTGCATGGCAGGTTCAGCAGATGTTTTGTTTGGCGATGGAGTCGGCGATGACAATGTGTGTTGTTGTTCTTGTTATGAACCGATTATGAAGAAAGAGTGAAAGGTGACGGAATGAGCATAATTGTAAAAAGCATGGAAATGCCTACAAGTTGTGACAAATGCCGATTTTGCGTGAACGGATTTACTGACGATGCGCCGATGTACGAATGTGCGGTGCAGAGTTACGAGAATGTATCCGTGTTAGTCGAGAGTGGGGGCAAGCCTTTTGGCTTTCGCCCCGATTGGTGTCCACTGATCGAGATTCCCACTCCGCACGGACGGCTGATAGCCGAAAAAACAATCACGGAAATTAGATACCACGATGCTGATGGGTATCATATAGTCAACGGCGAGCAGTTGTGCGAGTTAGAAATTGATGCACCCACAGTAATCGAAGCGGAAGGGGAAAACATATGAACACAACAGAAATCAATATATTTATAACCGCCATTTGTGCAGTGGCAAATGTCGCTATATTGGTGAAAATTTGGTGGAAATTGAAATAATCGAGGGGAGTGATATGAATGAAAATTGAATTTTATATTCCAAAAGACGAAAAGATACCAACAGACCTGAGACTCAAGGTGGATGGCGTTGATGTCTACTATGAGCGAATTAAAGGCGGTTTTCGATTTTATGTTTATGTCGATTCGGATGAGAAAGCACTGGATATTGTAAAAGCAATCGCAGAGCAGATGATTTTTGACCATGACGAATCTCAGCATGGAGTTTCGTGGCGCACTTTATCATTTGGAGTCACTAGGGATGAGTGGGGATCACGAAGAATTGTCGATTGGAGATACAGAGTACGAGACAGTTATTGAGGAAGGGAGCGAGACATGACAAGATTGGAAGATGTCACAGAAGCGATTGAATACTTTAAAAGCATAGACCCCACAAATGAGAATTTGAAGCAGATGCAGATAGCACTTCTTGGACATATCGCAGTATCACTCGCTGTTATAGCGGATAAGATGTCAGAGGATAAAGCGGAAGGAGAGACATGAGCAAGTACGTTATAGAAATTGAAGAAAAGCCTTTATGTGTATTTGACAAAGATACACAAACATTTTTTCCGAGGTTGTGGCGTGTAAAAGGATTTAATAGTCTTGTGCTTGACGAAGAGGAACTAAGCCGTCTTGAAGAACTCAACTCAGACTACATCAACGAACATTTCTCTGACATGCAAGATACGGCATACCAGAGAGGACTTAATGACGCGTGGGAGGCGGCAAGGAAGATTATAGAAATGACAAGCCCTCCGTATTGGGAAGTGTTCAATGAATACAAAGAGGATTTGTTTGGGAAAATCACTGCCACCGAAGCAATCGCCAAACTGAAAGCCTACGAAGAGAAGCAGAAGGCAGATGATGAGATCAGGGTTGGGGATGAAGTCAACTGGTTAGGTGACTGCTTCGTCGTTACCCGAATCTTTCAGCCACGCAACATGAAAGAACAATGTGACGGAATAGACGATGACGGATGCGTTTATCACGATGTTCTTATCAAAGACCTTGAGAAGACAGGTAGACGCTTCGACATCGCATCAATACTGGAGGAAATGAAGAAATGAACGAAGAACTCTTTTGAAACCAGTTTCAGACAAATTAATGAAGAGGAAACACAATGAGCGGCGGAAGTCTCAATTATTTTTATACATCGCTGCAGGATCATGTTGGAGATTTTGCAGATAAAGAACTTGATGATCTTGTGTCCGACCTTGCAGAACTATTTAAGGATCGTGAATGGTATTTAAGCGGTGACACCGGCGACGGAACCTGGGCAGAAGCAAGGGATGAATTTAAAGCAAAATGGTTCACTGAACACGGCCGGCAGCAGCGCATAGAAAAATACCTTGCAGAGATCAGAAAAGAAGTCCTCGAAATGTTCGGAATGAACAAAGGCAAGTGCCGAAACTGCAGGCATTGGGAGAAAGAATCGGAATATTACGGGAGGTGCAAATTCCATACCGGCTGCTTGATGCACAGAAGCGACTCATGCGAGGAAAAGTTTGAGGAAAGAGAGGAAACACAAAATGAGTAACGAAACGGCAAAAGTCGATTATGAACAGACCTGCAAAGAGTATGAGTATCGCCTAAAAAAGATGGAAGAAGAAATGGCGGCAGAAAAAATGCAGTACAAGGAGCTTGAAGCACGTAATCTGCGCCTTGAAAAATATGTTGAGCATTTGCGCGGAAAGTGTGAGGGGCTTGAATTTGCAGTAAGATGCAACGGAGTATCGGGCGCGGAGGTAGAAAAACGTGAAGCAGTTTTCTGAAATCAAAGAGAATTTCCGGATCAACGTTGCAGAAGAGGGCGAAAAGGGCTTTAACGCCAATATTACAATGCCGCATTGGACCGGCTCTCTTGTCTGTTCAGTAGGCGCCGGATGGGAACATGTATCGGTTGCCCCGTACCGCAATATTATTCCATCGTGGGAAGATATGTGCATCATAAAGGATATTTTCTGGAATGACGATGAAGCGGTGATCCAAATTCATCCACCTAAAGCGGAATATGTCAACAATAAGCGTAACTGCTTGCACTTGTGGAGGTGCACGTATAAAGAAATGGTGCTGCCGCCGTCGGTCCTTGTTGGAGTGAGGAAGGGGCAGTCACTTCGGGAGATTGACGAAGAAATTACGGCGGCTTTTGAATTGGCAGGAGAGACACGATGACGGAAGAAGAAGCAAAAAAGATCATCAGAGACGATCCGCGGGGCGACGTGATCCAAAGGCTGACGGCGCTTGCAGTAGCAGAAAAAGTCCTGGGCGAAGATTGTACCATGAAAGAAATATGGGAATGGGCAGAAAATCGCACTAATTGAATATTGACAGAATCTCAGCTAAAATACCTTAACCGCTGTGGTTGAGGTATTTTTTTGTGGAGGACGCTGAATAAGTGGTAAAAAAAGAGTTCATACAGATAAAAATTGAAGACCTGATCCCGTATGGCAACAATCCACGTCACAACGAGGAAGCAGTCCCCGACGTGGCGGAAAGCATACGGCAGTGCGGGGACCTGGACCCGATCGAGGTAGACGAGAACAACGTCATCCTGAGCGGGCACACGCGGCTCCTGGCGCTGCGGCAGCAGGGATTCACGGAAACCGATGTGATCCGGTACACGGGGCTTACGGAGGAGCAAAAAAAGAAGTACCGATTGCTCGCAAACAAGACGGGCGAAAAGGCCACGTGGGACCTCGAGAAACTGGCCGAGGAACTGGACGACTTGGACTTTGATGGATTCGACTTCGGATTCGACCTTGACCTTGACAGCATTTTAGAGGACGAAAAAGAAATCGAAGAGGACGAAGTCCCAGAGAAAGCCGAATCACGGTGCAAACTGGGCGATTTGTGGCAACTTGGTTCTCACCGTTTAATCTGTGGAGATTCTACAGATGTTGCGGTTATTGACAGGCTTATGGATGGGGTAAAGGCTAATATGGTCTTCACAGACCCTCCATATGGATATAATTATCAATCGAATATGCGAACACAAAGCGAAAAGTTTGATGTTTTGGAAAATGACGATAAAATATTAGACTTTTTTCAAAGTATATCAAATACAGTTGTTGGATTTGTTTATGTGTGTACTACTTGGAAAACAGCAGATAAATGGATTGAATTATTTAAAAATTATTACGAATTAACAAATGTGATTATATGGGATAAAGGCGGCGGAGGTATC